ATGAAAAACACTGAATCGAACGTAAGCAGCTTACCCGAGCTCACTAGTTTTGAAGTAAGCTATTCCCTTCTGACTAATGAAGTTTACCTGTCTGCTTCATTCACGGATAACATGGCTTGCATACCAAACTGGCCGTTGCAAGAGTTTCCTGACCAGTTTATGTGTATCTCACGGACGAAAGCCATTACTTTGATTGAAGAACTCCAAAAAGCAATCGACTATATGGATGCAGGAATAGATCGAAGTTCAGGTAGTCTTCTCCAGTAGCTGATGAGTTTTATAATAATTTGGTATATATATCGTTCAATATTAGCGAGTATTTATAATGGGTGAATTTAGTAATCTTTTAAATAGCATCCCTGGATGGTTATCCTCCACCCTCACAGCTCTAGTTGGTACTCTTATTGGCGGATGGTTTACCCTAAAAGGAGTTACCCAACAAGCTAAGCTGTCTAAAGTAGAGACAGAAAGAGAATCCCTTGAATTGCAGCTTTCGGTATTAAAAGGAGTTAAGGGAGAAGTTTTCACCCTAATCAATTTGTACAATAAAAGGATGAAAACACACATTGATAATATCAAACCAGGACAAATGTTGATTCTCACTTTCCCTGTAGGAGATGATAATTTCACATTCTATGAGCAAAATGCGAATATCATTGCAAAACTAAATGATTCTGCTAGAGACTCAATAATTAATATCTACACATATTCACGTTCATTAATACAATCATTTAAAGGAAACAACAAACTCATTGAGGATTATGAAAAAATCCTTATTGGTATGGCTGACAATAACAAAGATAAAACCATGTATAAGAGATTACATGATGCTAAAATAGATGTAATGGTAGATTATGCTCAAGGGATAAAAAATATTGATGCAGAGCTAAGAGATGCAGTCAATAAGGGATTTAACATTATCGACCAAGAAGTAAAGTCACTACAAATGAAATTAAACAAATTAGCTTCATAGAAATTCTCCACCCCCTGATCAAGATTTTTACAAGATTATCAGCCAGCCGTAGCACGTTCTTGGATACGACGTGCTACGGTTTCATTTATCTCCGACCGGAAACTTCTTATACAAAGTCGATACGCCAACATCATAGATGATCGCCACCTTCTGGCGAGGAACTCCTGATGCAATTAGTCGCCCGGCCTGCGCCCCCAGTGTGTGGTGGGGGGCAGTAAGAATTTGAAGAGCATATGAACTCACTCTCATATGAATTATTTTCCATAGAAGATATAATATAATACTGCTTATTATTTTTATATAAAGTAAATATATTCTAAATGTTTTTTATTTATTTACCAGATTGTAATAAATTACGTTTAATATATGTAATAAAGGATGTTGTAACAGTAAGGATAGTGGGTCACTACTTAACAGGTGATATTATGAAATACGTTAAGAACATATTTTTAGTCCTGTCCTTTGCATTGTCGGCTGCAGCCTTCTCGACATCTGTCATGGCCGCCAGCGATTCAAAAACACCTCCAGGCAACACAAAATCTACGCCGGGAGGAGACTTTGACATCTCAAAAATACCAAACCCATTCGCTCAACGCCCCAAATGGTGCGATAACTGGCCAGAAGATATACTTAAACCTCCATATTTTTACCAAGTTTGTGGTTTTAATTGATTGTATATTTGGTTACGATGACTGTCATTTCTTCTTGAGCGAGTTTTCATTTAAGGCTACCGTATGACGTTATGGTAGCCTTAATTTCCAAAACAAATTATTCCTAGTTTGCTGACATCTCCGGCCAGTCAGGATTTGACGTATCCACCCGGTTTACCAGCACCCTGTATTTTTTCCACTCGTCGAGGTGCGCTTTCTCATCCTCCATTACCATTAATGACAGTATTTTGCTCTTTCCCGTACATCCCCCGTCCGAATAACCTTACCGCGTAGTACATGATTATGCGTTTCCACTTCGGCACGCCCAGCACCGTCATCCCGTCGAGGAAGATTTTGTCGGCTTCTTTTTTTGTTCGTAGCGCGTTGTCATACATCCAGTCGTGAATAATGGCCGCCTTGGCGTATTTGCCGTCTGGCGGGAGAATTGTCCAGAAGATACGCGGGATGGTGGCGAGGTCGGTGACGAAACCAGCCGGCCCCTCAATAACATCGCTGTTGTCATCGCTCAGGTAAAACTCAAACGGTTCGTATACCCGCCATCTGTAGTGCTCCAGCATCTCCAGAATCGCGGGGGTGGTAAATTTACTCATTGACAGGATCCGGCAGAAAGTGAAAAAAATGTACTCGGTTAGTCCAATGACTTTATATTCACTGCTTGAAACCTCGTTGGCTGCTTTCTCGCAGAAGCAGCCTCTTTTTTTATTCGGGCCAGCCCACGGCGTAATCCTTAATCGCCTTATAGTCCGTTAATTTGTCCACTTCCTCTTTCATCTGCCGCTGTCGCATATGAATCTGCAGACCTTTGGTGAACATGGCCTGGTCAATGGCGTCGCTGAGGTTCAGCAGCTCGCCCGCTGTCATCGGCACGTCGTTATTATCGGCGTCCGTCCAGATAAAACCGTCCGGTAATTTATTCTGTTTCGCCATCTGAACGGAGAGGCTTAATCTCTCCTGCATCGCTTTGCCGTAGTCCCAGTTATGATTGTTAAACCGGAATACATAATTCATATTCTCCTGAATATTACGCCAGTCGTTAATTTCGGCATGTTTCTGAATAAGCGCGGTATTCAAATCTGCCACCCACTGACCGTTTTCGAATTTATCTATCGGTGATGCAGGGGCCTGTGTGGTGGTGTTTTCCGGTAGCGGGCCGGGTTCTGAAATATAAATCGGGTTGCCGGTTGTCGTATCGTATACCGTTTTTCCACGGTGGTCTTCGAACAGGCTCCACGTCTGGGTTTCAGCGTCAAATACAGCAATATGACTGGCCGGATAAACCAGCCAGTAGTCGTTACTTGAATTATCCATATACCACAAAATTACTTGTTTACGCGGCAATTAATCCCTTTGGTTAATAAAAGTTATTTCGTTTACCAGCATATTTTACCCCATGGTAGTTCTGGGATTTCTATATCTGCCGGCCAAATTTTACACCACGGAAACGAAAGGCCAGGAAATCCTTTATTACCGCTTTCAGTGGCCATTGCAGATGAAGAAAATGCTATGGCCGATATAGCAAAAACCAGCGCTAACAATACACTGTTAAGTTTATTCATAAGATCAACCACATAATTGATAGCTATGCTTCATCCTTAACTTTTACCGCAATCCTTTTATCAGGATAAAGCAGAAAAGAAAGTTTTCCTTGAATATCTCTTGATTGTTAAGTATATATTTACTTTAAAAGTAAATAATAAGTACAATAAATTTTCTTTTCTAAAGAAAATTTACTTATATCTTAGTGACTTCGTACAGATACCTGAGCCGAATTAACACCTAAAAACTAGCAAGTCAGTAGTAGTCATTACTGTGGTAATGCAGGCCACTGTATTTTATTAAAGGTGGCCTCGTCTGAAATTCCTGTTAAATCCAGTGATTTAAGTCCCTTGATATACGACATCCATTTAGTCAGGGTGGCCTTATCGTCGTCACTGATTTCACCCAGCGCCAGTTCCGTTCGCCAGTCGGCAATGATGCTGTTAGCTCCATCCAGTAGTTTCTGCCGGGTGGTTTCGGCCTTAGCCTGATAGTCAACGGGAACAGCCAGAACAGTGCCGTTCGAATATTTCCAGTCGCCATAGATATTAAATCCGGCTGGTAGTTTATTGACCTCAACAACCGAAAAACCTGCCGGATAAAGGCGCGATACATCTTCGGCTACAGAGCGGATTATATTCTCAGAATCAATGCACAGCTTATATTTTTTGGTGAATTTATTCAGCGATTCGTAAAAGTCCTGACCATCTTCACTACGAAAATACAGAAAGTTGTTATCGTAGTCCTGGTCGTCAGGAATGTATCTGGTTACGTTTTTTAACTCCATTATATTTACCTCAATTATCCATTAATTGTACGCCAGCCATTACCCACCCACATTTGTAGCGGTCTATACGCAAATGTCACACCGTATGCCGTTGTTGGGTCATGTCTGGCCTGTGTCAGGAAACACCCTGCGGGCGCTTCTGCTGGTCCATATTCATCTACTTTACCAGGCCATACAGGAGCACCGCGCTGGATATTCTGGACATAACGATTATCTGCTTCGCCTTTTGTATATACGTTTCCTGGTGTTAAATAACGGGCGTCGAAATTGCTGTAATTGGCTGGGTAAATATTGCCGTTTACACTAAGCTCTATACCGCCGTCTTGTCTTCTCTGGCTATAGAAATGCCAGCCCTGATCGTCACTCAGTTCAATGACCGTTGGGCGGTCTGTGCCATTTCCCCACAGACTGAAACCGGCGTTCATCGCGGAGTTGTTACCACTCGATAACGTCAGTGTTTTTCCGTTGCCGGCACGTAAGATACCATTAGTGAGAACATCAACTGACATGTGCAGCCCGGAGTTGTCGATATAACCGACCAGGGCATTATTGGCATAAAGGCCTAAAACGCCGTCACTGTGCCACTTAATCCCGGTATCGTTATCACCGAGCACAATAGAATTACCGCCCAGCGCATTATCAGTACCAATACCTAACGAACCGTTAAGCCGTCCCCCGGTAATCGGCAATGCCCCCACATCACCGGCTGAAGGTTTGTTCGCGGTATTGTAGTCAATAATCCACGGACGGCTGGTATTCGGTTCAGTTCCCCAGTCTTGGCGCTTTGCGTTCGCGCCCATATGCGCGTAATAGTGCTGAAACCAGACTTCCCCGATTTTCTCAACAAACATATACCCATAACTGTACAGCTTGCTGCCATCCGGATAGGTGGGAAAATCAGCGACTGAGTCAGAGTTGGACACTGACACCCGCCACCATCCAGGTATATTAGCTGATGCCATCGTGCCGTTATCGGTAATTTCTCCAACAGCATCGGCGGAAATAGCCTTCACATCTGACGCCCACAGGTTGATATCACCGGACAGCGGTTTGTTGTTAACCCTGCGCGTCGCCGGAACGGCATTTTTTGCCAGATTTATCGTTTCTCCTAAACCGAGGTATGTAAGAATATCCGCAATGCTGCCTTTTCCGATGATGTCGCGCCCAACAGAAGTAAGATCAGTCTGTCCGGCGGTATCATTCCCCGTGAAATACGGGAGTTTATCTGCACCGGTAGCCAGACCAGCGAGCGCCGTCAGCGTGGCATCAAGAGTCTGAAAATCCTTACCGAACGCAGCGGACATTTTGGCGATAAAGCCGCTCAGGTCACCATCATCGAGTACATCCTGCCCACTCTTGCTGGCTGTGTACTGTGCCAGTGCTGCAGCGATGAAGCTCGCCTGACGCAGCGCTTTATTTACCTGTGCGCTTGATGCCTTACCCGCAGTAAAACCAGACAGGAGCGCCGGCAGCGCTTCCCAGTCAGACTGCGATGTAACATTTGCACCCTTGCCCGTAGCAAACGGTTTAAAATCATTTTTAGCCATCAGAGTAATGTCCCCCATGAACCGGCATCGAACCCGCTGATATATTCGTTATCCATATCAAACCCAAAAAACCTGTTTCCTTCAGAAGGCGTTTCCACCGAAGGAATTTCAATACTTCCGCCCCATACACCAGCGGCCTTTACCGTCAGATACCCTTGTCGTATCGCAGCAATAAGTTCGAGAGAGACCGCTGAAATATCTGTTTCAGGGAAAACCCAGATACCGATGGTCATATCCTGGTTATCGACGATCTGCATCTTCAGGCCGGAACCGTCCAGAGCGGCGTCAAGAATGGGAGGCAGCGAGTCGTTTCGTCCGTCCCAGTTGTTAATTGCTGTCTTCGTTTTTAGAACGATGCGATAGGTTTCATCGCTCAGCGAGGTATAACCCGAATCCGGATCATATGGCCCCTGCCAGACGCCCTGGTCATATCCGAGTCCGTCAGTGTCCCAGCTGAAATAGACACCGCTTATTGGCTGGCTTACAACCCGGCTTAACCCTATCCACTGGCCGAGAATATCGAGTTGTATTCCTGTCGCATGATCAATATCAAAAGCGTTTATTAGCCCATTTATTGCGGCTGAGGTTTCAGTTAACGGCCTGGTCACTAAATCGATGTGTTCAACGAATTTAGGTTTTGTCGCATGATAGTTAGTAATTAAGTCCGTATATTTGCTCATGCTTCCACCGTAATAATGATATTTTCCGGCTTACAGGAGGCAGATTCGTCGTAAGCAATATTAATATTCGCCGCAGCAACAGCTTCCGGAGATTTGCCGATCAGCAACTCCTGAATATCGTAATAGCGCGCATTTCCACCACTGACGACCCCAAGGTTAGCAGGAGAATAAATCCGGCTCAGCAGTACCTGGTCACCAATCATCAGTCTGTTAATGTAATCCGCAACAGCCTGCTGAATCTGCACACCTATCTGAGAGGTGTACCCGGCAAAAACTTTTAAGGTGATCTTTCCGTAAACAGGGACATCAGTTGGTCGCGAAAAACTGATTATGTGGGGATTGCCATATTTATCCGGTACGGTTACGGATGTTTTTCCCCAGGTCCGGACCCCCTGCCCTTTATTTCCCCGGATGGTCCTGGCGATTTCGGTCACATCACCACCATCAACAATGGCCGAGATGGAATGCGGCGGAAGCCCGTTACCGTCAGTCTTTCCTGTATCATTTTCATAGAGCTTGTGGCGCGTCACACCAGCAATATTAGCGATCGCCCCGTCCACACCTTCAAATGGTGTGATGGATGGTATCGCGACACTCTGCCCCTGCCTGATGCGCAGTTCTGCGTCCGTTTCTGCAGGTGCGCCAACGGTGGCCGCCGCCGGGTTGGTTACTGACGTCCAGCCACGGGTCGGTGTATTGATGGTGGTGATCGTCCCGGCCAGGGCCGCAACCGCTCCACTGTTTGAACAGATAGCAGTTACCGTCACGGCGCCATCAACACCAATCACCACTGAAGCAGGAAGACGCCATATCACATTATTAGTGTCTTTCACTGTGCCGTTCGTAATGGTTGTTCCTGCGGTGCCAGTGAGCAGTAAATCCACGGTAGAGTTCGTTGCACCTTTGCGCGCGATACCGTTAATTTTTACGTTACTGGTCAGCGCTGCGCCGTACCCGGTAACAGGTGAAAAGCAGTTATAGACGGAAATGGCTGTGTTATTGGCATCGTGAACAGCAAGCGCCACCAGCGCCACCATCTGACCGTCTTTGCTGTCCGGCTCCAGATAAGCGTCACTGCCATAAATCTGCTGGAAATAGCTCGTCAGGGTATCGAGTATCGTCTGGTAATCAGGCGCACTGATCCCCTCAGCGGTTACCGTTGCCGATAAGCCGAGTGTGTCCAAATTGAGGGCCATTTATGCCTCGCTGGTTACTGTCGTTGTTCCGTAGATAGTGTCGATTTCAGCGAAGAACTGGACGCGGCGCGTCGAGGTGTTCACTGTCGTATTGAAAGAGAGAATGGATTTAACGCCCCGCGTTTCGAGGATACGCTTGCGGATCGCCAGATTATAGGTTTCCGGCTTTTGCTTACCGAGCACAGACTGAATCCACGGTGTTCCCTCTGTCTTATCGAGGAACCACTGCCCGTACCACAATGCGAATCGTGTTTTTACCGCCTGCGCGACAGCTTCTGGCGAGTTAATCAGCCAGGTATCATCACCACTACCAAAAGTGTAATCACCTTCGGTATCTTCTCGTCGGTATCGCATGTCTGACCTCCTTATTCACCACCATCGGACGGCACCAATCAGGCTCGAAAGCCCGAAAAGGAAAAATACAATCCATATAAGCAGGAATTTCCAGTTGGGTAATTTTTCGCCCATAACTCGCAACTCCATTATCAGTTTGCTAAAATCAATCACATGTTCTCCCTTGCCATCCTCAAGGTGTAGAAAGTAAAAAGCCCCGAAGTGTTAGCGCACCCGGGGCTTTTGTCTGGTTGGTAGTTTTAATTAGGCGCGCCAGTATTCCCGCCACCAGTCTGCACCCCGCCGTGAGTATGCGTCATCAGGCTCTTACCGCCAGCCGTTACATCGTTTGCCACCGTGACAGGACCGAGCATCGTTGCGCTACCGCCGCCCTCACCCATCCCCTGCGACAGATTGCCGTTAATGGTTACGTCACCGTTTAGCGTAATGGTGGGTGATGTGATCGTGGTTCCGCCTTCTGCAGTAGCCGCCAGCGCGCCGGGGGTTTTAACAGTAACGTTATGGCCTGCGGCCACTTCCACAAAAGCAGCTCCATCATCGGTACGCAATTGTGCGGCGCTGGTGCTGATTCCGCTTATTTTCTGCGCCTGCGACTGCGGCCCGACGATACAGAACGCATCCGATAAATCATGCACCCGATCGTCGACAGGCTCCTGTACCCCGCCGTTCTGCCACCAGAAATCGATGCAGCGATCGGCAAAAATCACCAGACACTCATCACCAGCTTTAACCGGGAACGTTAGCGTGCATCCACCGCCACGCGGAAATACCACCGGTACATCCACCAGCAGCGGTAATACTGTCGACTGGTTAACGCCATTCGAATCCGGCTCATAGCCTTTGATAGCAGGTTGAACAACTGCGGTTACGGTGTCGGGATCAAATGACTGGACGATGCCAGGCATTGAAACTCGCAGCGCTGACATGACAGAACCAGCAAGCCTTGTATCAGCCTGTTCTTTACTACCGAGTTGAGAGGAAAGTGAAACTGGCATATTTTCTCCAGACATAAAAAAACCCGCTCGACGGCGGGCTTGGTATTAATTATCTGTTGGTAATTAAGCTACATCAGCACCATGAATAAGATGGCGTAAGGCTTTTACGCCCTCAGCGTTATAGCGAAACGCTTCGACCTGCTTACTGGAGTGTGCGGATTTATCCAGGAAGAACTTGCCGTACTGCTCAGTTTTAAGATTGTTTGCGTTAGCGATGCGACCGATTTTATTGGCGCTGACACCGATTTTCTCACCCGCTTCCGCTGCGGTGTAGTAATGCTCTTCAATCACCGGCAAGTGGATAGCGTCATAACCAATAATCGGATTAATCAGCGAAGCCGCCAGCGTCTGGTGGGACATAGGGTCAAGACGGGGCAGCATCACCATTAACTCACGAGCGGATGCGATATTTTTTTCCAGCGCCAGCGCTTTCAACTGCTCGGCCTTTGCAAGACGGTATTCAGGAAGACCTGAATTACTTTGCGCAGGAATCTGGATGGTTTGCATATCTTCCAGTTTATCGACCAGTGAGCGACGCACCGCTTTTGATTCACGAGCGGCCACTCTAAGGGCTTGCTTAATTGACATAACAACTTTTTCAGAGGTTGTTTTGTTTGCTTTTTGAACTACGAAAATTTCGTAGTGCTCACCATCAAGCTCATCCTTAATGCGTCCAATAAAGTCGTTGTTGCGGACTTCTTTTTCACCGCACTGTTTACGAGCCTGATTTACCATCTCAAGCAGGTACTGGCTATCAATGGTTTTATCCGTGACAACAGATCCGAGGTTTGCTACATTCTTAGAAGTCATTCGACATTCCTTATATGATGATAGGGTTTGTGACATAGGCCGCCAGCGGCACACTGGCGGTTTTTCTTTTTTGCTACGATAAAACCTGTATTGCCCCCATTATTCCTTTTGCAACCTCATCCCTTGGGGCTACTATCCATCCCTTTTTCCTGAAATAGCTGACAAATGCATCAAATGACATGACTACCTGATCCTCAGTTAACGGATAAGTGTCCTTAACCTGGCCGTTTTCATTCAGGTAAAGCATTACCCTCTGATGAAATTTAGTCGGTAGACGATCGGCACCTGCGGAACCCACTTCCCTGTCAAGAATATCAAGCACCCAGCGACGGAATTCTTTGGCTACTGGAGTATTGGCGAACATGGAGATAAGGTGAGCACCGCGAAGGGAGAAAACGCGTACCGGAATATCTACCACCCCAGTTTTCCTAACGACACTCATTTTGAGGGTCGTTGACATGCTTTCTGTAAACTCGTCGTGATATCGGCTATAAATCTGGGTTACTGCATCTGATTTTTTGTAACCCAATGCCTTAGCTAATTCTGATGAGGTAAGCCAGATTTGATTTTCATGGCTTACCTGGTTAAACGTGACGTTGTGGAATGTGAGTTCATTTTTCTGTACACTGTTCATGTCGATATTTCCTAGCCTGGAATCATTTGACACCGAAGCCCTGACTGTTCGAGCAGTTGGGGCTTCACTGTTTTACGCCTGCAATAAACCATCTTCTTTCAAACTCCGTTCGATGCGCTTAATCACCTCGCTATTCAGTGAACGCCCCTCCTCTTTAGCTGCTTTCTTGATAATCTCTTTCAGTTGCTCAGGGAATCGAATCCCTGTTGGTGCGATATTACGTGCGTTTTCCATCATTCCTCCAATATATTGGCTACATCATGTAGTTATCACTAAAATACTACATCATGTAGCTATCATGTCAAATGAATTTTAACTACATTATGAAGCTAGTTTTGTGCGAGGAATCACTATGAAAGGTGCAAGCTTGATCGCCCCATTCGGTCTGCGCATGCCGGAAGAGCTAAAAGAGAAAATTGCAGAGCGAGCAAAATCTAATGGGCGCTCCATGAACGCCGAGATTGTTCAAATACTTGAAGACACTGTGACGTGCGAGCAATTACTTGATGGATTTATGCTGGATGATGCAAAACGATCCGGCGGAGTTCAGTCTCTCAGCAAAAATGAACTTGAAGAAATGATGGAGAGAATCGTCAGGAAAGCATTGAGTGAATTTACACCATCTCCAATTGATCAAGGCGGTAGTGTCGAAGGCAAAAAGCCCACCTAAGTGGGCTCACTTCACCTTCCGGCAGTCATACGTCCAGAACTCTCGCGGCTCGTCCATATTTTTGCGGATAACTTCAACGTTGAGGATCGGCTTGCCATTTCTAGCCACAAAATCCATCCCTAACCAGCGTCCATTACCTGGAACCATCCATTGGATGTTTACATTGTCATAATCCCCTTTTTGTTTGAGGAAGGTGATTTTCTGTGTTTCCGGTTTATGGCCGTTAATCCTTGCAAGTCCGTCCTGCGCTTTCCAGTTGATCAGGAATGGTCCGCACCCGGTATCGGCAAAGGAAGTGGAGGAGATACTGACAAGTAAAGCCGCCAAAAATAGTCTTTTCATGTGTATTGCGCCGCATCAATCCCTTTCGAGTTAAGCAATTCTTTACCACCTTTAGCCAGGCAAAGCAGGTCCATATACCACGCCTGCCCGCGAGTGTCGCCAGTATAATCGATGCTGCCCACAATGTAATCACCGTCAGTATTAATGCTGGCAGGCTGTGACATACCAGGCAGACCGTTAACGTAGAGATTACCGTCGCTTTCCGATTCATCCAGCCGTGCTGGCGATTTCGCTATCTGATCATTACTCAAAGAGGCCCGGTAGACAGATGCCTGATCCAGACGAATAAGCCCACCCAGCTTAATGTTCGGGTTAATGAGGCACCGGACGTTTACGCCTGCACCCATTGTTTGCTGGGGCATGCCGATTAGCCCTGTATTGGCATTCAGTACCGTCGCGACGCCAATGTAATTATCCTCCGGCACGATGTTGACCTGATTGTTCTCATACCACCAGTTAGCGTTACACTGTTCGGCGATATGATTCATCAGCCTGGCTGTGCTCTGATAGACAACCCGTCCACGGGGGAAAACTGCCTCAGGCATGTCAGGAACTGCACCTGATTCGATACCATAAGGCCCGAATGATTTCATGCCCAGACTGAACAGGTCGCTGTACTTCCACCCGGCGGCCACAGTGGTCTTCACACTGGCGTTCAGGTGGCCTTCCCAACTGTCGATACACTGCAACATGATCCAACTGTCTGTCGCATTATCTTTCCCAGTGACAGTAAAACGGATATCTCCGTTGAATATCATACCAACGTTTTCATCTGGATAATTACCCGTTTCATCCGGTTGCCCCTTATATCCGGCGATAACCTGTATACGCGAGAATTCCTTCTGCATAATCCGGTTCTGAGTGGTAGGGGACAGGTTATAAACCTTAAAATTTCCAACGAATCCATTAAATATGGTCGCAGGCATTTTCTGAATATTGAAAGTGACTTTAAGCTCAGAAATTTTTATCCCGTCGCCCTTATCGTCAACAAGCAATAATTCAAAGTGACGCATCCAGTTTTTTGACATTGTTACTCCGTGAAGACATAGAGGTGTGAGAACGTTCCGAGATCGAATTGCGTCGGGTTTTCCTGCCCTGCCACGTCGCAGAGCACCACCAGCGAAAACCCGAGATTCATATATCGATACTGCGCCAGCAGGTCAGCCCCCGTAATCATCGGCATACCTGAGATAATGGCGGAACCATTGCTGTCAGCAAGATCCAGAACCCAGTACTCTCCGCGCCAGATGACAGACAGGTGATAAACCGTACCGTTAATTGTGGTGGCAAAAGTCTGATTATCAGCCACCAGTGGGATTTCTACGGCCTCCATGAATCACCTTCCCAGAAATAAATTGCTCAGATACCCATCGACAGTGGTGACACCTTTTTGCGCCATCTGTGGCAGCGATTTCAGAATGGAATTATTCGGAGGTACCGTTGTTTTGGTACCTGTATTCTGCACAGCAGACGTCCCTGCTCCCTCGGTCATATTGTTTTTCGAGGCAACCCTGATTGACTGCGTGGAGGTAATAATCACCTCCCTGAGGGTAAGGGTCGCCAGAAGCACATTCTCACTACTCTTGTCAGTCGTCACCTCCAGCGTTTTTATCAACATATTGTTGTAAATACGCTTGCCGGTTGTCACATCGAAAGGAATGCGATCCCGCTGCAGGTTAAGCAGTTCCTGATACAGTTCTTTCGGGCTCAGCCCCAGTGAAAGACCAATAGCGGAAGTATCAGCAAAATCAAGCAGCGATCCGCCTCCGGAAAATCCGGTTTCCATCACAACTTCTGAAGGGCGCCTGAATGCATGTTCTGATATGTAACCAGCGCCCTCGCCACTGGCACCAGCATTCGTGGGTTGTTCAACCGGATGTTCCGTAATTTCCAGAGCGTCAGTGTGCTTTTCGGTAATAACCACATCAGGAATAATTATTCCTATCGAGCGGGTTCGCTGCTGCAGCAAAACAGATAAAAAGTCCATTACGTAGGTCCTTTTAATTGCTGTACCGCCCTTGCATTCACAGCCCCCTGCTTGTCAGCGATCAGGTTAGCTGCTTCCTGAGGGTTGTTCACGCCGTGGACATTTATAACAGTCTGCTGGTTAAGGCTTCCGCCTGGGGGTGTTGCACGCCCACCGCCAGCGGCCTGATATGCCAGCGGGCTGTTCCAGTTTGAATACCCTTCTTTGCGCGCCATCGACTGCATCAGCGCGGCCATAGTTTCCGGGTTGGCGAGGTTCAACACAGTGTTCGGTGAAACGCCCATCCATTTTGCAACATCCTGCGCATACTTTTTCGGGTCGTTGTTGTCACCAGCCGGTGCCCAGGTACTGACAATATCCTGAATGGTCTGTAATGCCCGCCCGGTTGTTTTCCCTGTAAAGTAGCGCATAAGCTGGTTTTTCATCGCCTCCCAGCCCTGAAGGGCGGACTCGAAGAACCGGAAGCCGTTACCGCCCACCGGGCGAATGTTACCGGGGTTATTGTTGCGATCTGCAAGAGTGCCGCCACCGGGGATATCTGGCTGGATGTTGGAACCATACACTACGCCGTTACTCTGTCCCTGCCGGATAACTTTACCGGGTCCCCCGTGCAGCCAGTCCATCCACGCAGGCCATTCACGAACCTCACTGACATCCCTGCGTCCGATATCTGTTTTTATACCGATAGCGGCCAGCGTGTCGCCGATAATTCGCTTCGTATAACTCAGTGAAGATTTTGCGCTATCGGCAATATTCTCTCTGTCGCTGACAATATAGCCTGCGTAAAGCCCCCACAATTTTAGCCAGGGTGGGATCGGAAGACCGGAAATTTTCCCGAAAGCACCAAGAACTTTGGATACCCAGACACCAGCGATAAAAGTTCCGAGGATTTCGAGCGATTTTTGCCAGCCGCCTACGCTATCCTTAAGTTCGAGCAGGTGATCACGGAGCCAGACCATCGCATCCTTCGCTTTGTCTATCGCTGGCTGCCATTTTTCCCAGTCAATAAGACTGTTACCGCCTTCTTTCCATGTTTTGTAGTCTTCCCACAAGAGACCGAGCGCCACGATCAGGCCAGTAATCAGCCCTACAGGTGACATCCAGAAAGTAGAGTTAAGTATCCGCATGGCGACAACCAGACCACCGATAACCTCTATCAGGGTTTTCGTTTCTTTATCCAGTTTTCCCCACCAGTCGATAATATCTCCTACGCCCTCAACGATCCGAAACGCCACGCGACCGACGATATCCCCCAGCCAGAGAATCCCCTTCACAATCTTTGTGATAGTGGTTTCAATTTTGGGGAAATTTTCGAGTATGCGTTTGCGAAGATTATCAATCGAACCAGCCATTCCTTCAGCAAGGTTGGAACCGATTTTGTCTCGGGCCATTCCGGCCATTTCACCGAATGCTTTCAGTGAAGTCATAAACCGATTTGACGACACAGCGGCCTGATCCGCATTGAAGCCAATCGCCTTTGTCATTTCAGAATACTGAGCGCTGAACTGACCGAGCCCCCGCCGCATCGCCATGAGGGTATTTTCGTCAATGCCCAGCATCTGCGCATACTGGTTAGCGCGGTAATACGGCATGCTGCTGAGCTTCTGGCCAACGCCCGTAAAAATAGCAGCCATATCGCGCATATTCCCGCTGGCATCACGGGTCTGTACACCCAGGCGGTTAAGAAATCCCTCCGCGCCGGGGTTGTTACGCACAAAGCGGGAGAGACTTTCCAGCGAGCTCCGCGCCGCGTCCACACTACCACCCACCTGCGAAACTGCGTAGCCAATCGACTGAATACCCTGAACCGTCGCGCCAGTACGCTGTGACGCCCAGTAGAGGTTATCCAGACCGAAGGCAATTTTCGCCGTAAACGCAACAACGGACAGCGCCGCACCTTCCACCGCCAGCCCTGTTTTTATGGCATTTGCGGTGACGCCAGCAAGAACAGATTCAAATTTCTCGTATCCGGCTTCATCAATACCAAAGCCAAGGGAGACGAGAAAATCTTTAATAGTCTCAGCGTTCATTATCCTCTCTCCATTTCTCAATACGGCGCTGGTTGTCAGCCTTAACGGCCAGATGGTCATTCATCAGCGCGATATCGCACAGATCGACAGACCCATCCTTCAGCGCGTAATAAGGGATTAACCCGGCATCAACCGGGTCAAGGAGATAAGACAGCCCGTCAGGCAGGCTGTTGAGGGTTAGCCCTGAGGCTGGCCCGGCGTCGCGCTGGTAGGGCTCACGGGCAAAAAATTTCCCAGCGAATCGGCGACCACCCGCGCCACCAGCTGGAGCATGGTCAGCAGGTCGATATCGTCAAACATCAACTGCCCGCTGCTAAATACTGGCGTCCATCCGTCCATATGCTTACGTGAAACCACAGACAGACACGGATGAATAATCGCGTTGGTGTCTTCTTCGGTCAGGGAAGACAGTTCCTCAGCGATACGCGGCAACAGGGTTTCAAACACCGGTTTCAGCTGATCGAATTTCACGGTGTCGATTTTGCCATCCGCAGGCAGAAGGGAACGAATGCTCCCGAAATCTGACATCATGCCCGCCAGTACCGGCAGCAGCTTACGGGTCACTTTCAGCTGGTCAAAAACGCTGAGTTTTGCCACGCGGTAATCGTGGCCTTTGACTGAACATTCCATCCGTTAAAACTCCCCGAGAACCTGGTCGATTTTGCCGCAGTCAAACACCCAGGGCATCGTATTACCGGTTTTAGCATTGGCGTTATCCGGCTGTTTCTGGAATGCCACGCTGCGCGCCGTGATGATGTCTCCGCTCACCTTGTTTCGGATCACAATGACGTTGTTTCCCCAGGTACCTGAGGACTGACTCTGCGCGTTGTACGCCAGCGACAGCTTTTTGTTTGTCGGCGAGGTCTTCAGCAGGTTGACAGTAACAGTCCCACTTTTGTCAGCGTGCAGGCTTTGCATCACTTCACCGTCAGCGCCGATTGTCATGGTGTTTTTAGGACCGGCCATAGCAACGGTGATCCCTTCCTCGGAGCTGGCGGAGCCGTAACCCAGATCAATTACACCAGTCGGACCAGAAATGGACGCTGTGACATCCGTAAAAGAATAAGTAGCCATTCATGTTCTCCTTAGCGAACGACGTTGATCTGCACATCAGCGAAATGAACCGCACCCGCCAGCTTACAGGCCACCTGAATAACCGGTGCCTTACGTGCTTCACGGTCTGCCTGCGCCTGCTCGGAAATCGGCTGCGCGTAGACGTAATACCCTTTTGTCAGCGTGTCGCCGGAATCCAGCTGTCCAATCGGGCCACCGTTCCATACGCCAGCAGCCACCAGCCCGTTCGTCACGGACTGATCCATAGATTGCTCAACATTGGACAGAAGACGCGTAACACCCGCATCGGTCTGAGGCACTTTGGTTGTGCTGGTGTAGAGCAGGTTATACAGGTTGGTCTGAACGTAGTTCTGCAGCCAGTCGAGACCGTGGCGCTCATCAAAGAAATCACCGCTGGACATGACGCCCTGCTGCAGGATTGCCGTATCGTTCTGGTAATACACGTAGACGTTACAGTTTTTTGCATCCAGAGCTTTAGCCTGGCTGAGGTCCAGAGTCTCGTAGGTGACACCCGGTTCCTGCTTGAATTTCAGGGTGATGGTGGTGTTACTGCCGTTGAAATTCACCGTAAACGCCCGGCCAAATGCAGACAGTGCGGCGTACTTGCTGCTGGTAGAATACTGTACAAACGTGCGACTGTATTTCGCCGCTTTCAGCTTATACGCCAGATCGGTTGTGGATGTCGTGTTGACCGTCTGAGGATCTGCAGTGGTAATCGCCAGAATACGGCTGAGGCTGGAAGACTCTATCGCGGCGGCCACACTCAACCAGTCAGCATCGTCGATATCGTCATCATCAGCAACCGCCAGGCCATACCAGCTCGTGTAATTGAGTACGGCGTTCACGGCCTGCAACAGCGTTTCCGTTGAACCGCTTTCCGCAGATAGCAGAGTTTTCGCCCAGCGGCCAATATACACCTGCTGAGGCTTCGGCGACTGGGAGAAATACACCGTAGCGGCTTCATATTCCGGGCTATCAACGCCGAAATCAGTGCCGATATCTTCCGGGGATGAGTAGAGGCGAATACGCTCACTCACCGGAATTACCGTGGAAGTTCCGAGAATGAGCAGTGAACCAAAATTTCGACCAGTAGCCGCGCGCGGCCCAATGATCACGTCGACATTAACGACGTTAGATACAGGTAATCCCTGCGGCATAATTTAGTCTCCGAAAAATGAAACTGGTGCATCCACCAGCGATTTAATGCCGTACTCGCGCACCACCTTGCGACGAAGGCGCACAGTAATGTCGTAACGGCGAACCCACTGCTGGTTGATAAGTTCAGGGAAAGGGGTCAGACCGGTATAGTCCCCCATTGACAGGCCAAGCGCGTTCAGTTCGGCGTTGTTTTGCGGGACAGATATGCCATCGCGAAAACGTGACGCAAACGTCATGCCCGCCGGGCCATAAAATGACGCCATGCACTCAAAAGTTTCATGTCGCCAGAGCTGCGCGCCCTCTTCAGTCTGGTTAGTGAATGCGGGGCTGTTATCTATGGTCCATCCGGTAACGCCGAACGCGCACCAGTTCGTTTCAGCTGGCAGCAGTGGCGGCTGATCTTTCTGCCATCGGGGGCGAACCATTCCAGCCGGCAAACCGGAAACGTTGCGTACCCACTGGCTTAACAGCCTGTCGAGCGCCTCGTCATAATCCGGATCGCCGCTGACAGGTGTAAGCCATCCCGGCTCCGTACTGGAATTATTGCTCAACGGGAAATCCTCCATCGAACGGCAGCAGCTCGCAATGCGCCTGTACAAAGCCGGCGCCATATGCGGTGTACGGGTCAACAAAAGTCACCCGGTAATCCCGGTTCTGATACGTCACAATATCGGCATCGCGCCCCGTCTTCCCCTGTGTCAGTCGCTCAGTGGTCACAATAAGGATTGCTCCACTGATAACCTGCCCGGACTGCATGCGGCGGTTTTCCAGTGAACGGTCAACGGTAACAACCCCGGCAAACTGCGTTTTAACTTCGCTGTCGCTGCCAATTCCGTCTTCATCCACTGTCTGTACCCGACGCGTTACCCACAAGTTGAAGTCGCAAAAATCGGGGTCGAAAAGAACATCAGTTACATCAAGAGTCGGCATCTTTATCCCTCACAACATGGGTAATGGATCTGCGGTACTGCCCGGTATCGATTAAAGGTTTCGCCAGATCTGTGCCTGGTGCCTCACCGGCAGAACGCCGGGCTAGCTCCGCACTTGCCCCTTTACGTCCCCTACGTGCTCGCGCTTTTACAGTGCTGTCAGCAAGCGGTGTAAAGCCGGTAGTGGTCATGTACCGTCTGACGCCATTAGCTGCCAACGACCCCGCCTGATTGAGGGCTCTTTCTGCCCCCGATGCGTCCCCTTCAAGCGCGGCTTGTGCCGCAGCTTTAAGCTGTGGCATCGTCTGGTCTTCAACTGATTTAACGCCGGGTACAAGATGCGGACGTGGTGGGATATTTTGCGTTGGTGAGCCGTATTCGTTGATATACCCAATCCCGGCATTACCGAACGGAACATCATCCCGATCGCTGTCTTCCGCCGGGATGCCGACCAGAACATCTTTTTTGGTCAACGATTTGAGCGCATCGAGAATGGACTGAGCATTATCGGCACGAATGGTTACACCGCTTTTCATAGCTGACGCCCCCCGGTGCCGAACATCGTGATCATCTGGTAAAACTCCGCGCCGTAGCGAGTGTTATTCCAGAAACCCGCGTCAGGGTTTAGTGTCGCGCTGGTGTCATAGCTGACGCTTACCTTGTCAACGGACTTGGAGGACTGAACACCATTGGTTGAACCGCCCGGGCCGCCAACAAGCGTTGCCCGGCTATCTGCCGCCCATAACGTCATGTAGTGAGCCACGAACAACTCGGCAAAGTACGGAAACAACGCTTTGCCGGTGACATTTTCGCTCAGCAGTACATCGGCCATATTCAGACGAAACTGGATTTGTGCTTCGGGATATCTGGCAGGGTCAGCAAACTGCGGGAAGTCGCGGCGAAAATCACTTACTGTTGGCAGGCTTTGATTCTTTGGCATCTTTCGCCCCATTACCGCCAGTCCGGGCGGCAGCAATCTGCGCCTGCAGGCTGTCGTTCTGCTCCTGCAGCTTGAGCAGAGCTTCTTTCAGATCGGCAATCAGCTGATCTTTATCGACAATCTGCTTATCTTTGTCGGCAATCTGCGCCTGCAGGCTGTCGATAATGAGTTGCTGGTCATCAGTTTCATTCGATCCGCTTTCGGAAAGCTCAGCGTGCGCCCGGGTAAACCAGTGCGACGCGACGTCTTCCGGTACATTATGGCGCCCTGTACAAAATGCCTGTTTTGATTGATCGCCGAGCGTCAGCGTAAACGGGGTGTGAACATGGATAGTAACCAGTTTTTCTTTCGCCATTTTTAGTTTCCTTCTGGCCCCTTTCGGGGCCATTCTGGTTATCAGATACCGTCCACGTAGGACAGGGTTTCTTTGTACACAGGCTCAATCGCACCCAGCTTGCCGTAGTAGGTCGCAATCTGGTACAGACCACGATACTGAACAGGAACGCTTTGCAGCGGAACCAGTGGATAGCGGACGTATTTCTTATCGTTGGTGTAGGCGACCATACGGTCTTTACCGCCAACCCCGCGCCCTTTCAGCCATTTGACCGCTTTGATTTCCAGCGGAACGCCGTTCTGGTGGAAAGCGATAGTGTTCACAGCCAGATAGGTCAGCAGTGACTGGTTACCCGCTTCGGAAACCTTACGGCTCGCCAGCAATGAATACTGCTCTGGCGGAATCCGCAGATCAGAAGGCACGACGGAATAACCGGATGCTGCCCAGGCATTCGACAGAATGCTGTTTACGCTGTCGAGGATCTCATCGTTGGTGGAGTTAGCCCAGGTCTTCGTCGCGTTGTTCAGCGTCACACCAACGAGATTCGTCAGACCTTTCAAACCAAGCGCTTCGTCTCCGACGTAAACCTGTTCGTCGTTATCCATCTGCCATTTAATCTGCATCCCGTCGTACTTCTGAGTGTCGATCGGACGGCCTACCTGCTGTGCCGCAGCCAGCTCAACAACAGTCCATCCCAGCTCCATCCCCCAAAGGTTCAGCGGATTGCCGTCTTTACTGATATCAACATTAACGCCAGCAATGGCAGTTGAATCTTTGCCTACCCAGTTTTTACCATTCGGATTAGCGCCAGAACCCGCCACGCCAAAACTGGTTTTCGTCCAGCTGGAAATGTCATCTGCGACAGAGACGTCTTCGCGCAACTGGATATCACGTGTCCAGGTATAACCCACCAGTGGCAGATTCAGCCCCTGGTCGAGTCGCTCCAGCTCCCCGATGAGAAAGGCACCGGAGCTATCAACGGTTGCCTGATCAAAAGTAATCATTCGTCTGTTCCTTAAATCTTCCAGGAGATTTCTGCGTTGCCGTTAGCGTCACCGGCCCCCGTAAAAAAAGCATCAGGTAACGCGGCTGTTTTGCCTGTCACCTCTGCCGCCGTGATCCCGCCAAGCGGAACCGGGATAGAAGCATCGGCTGATACCACGATGTACACCACGCCCCCTTTTTTAACGGACGAAGCATCAGCACCCACGTTTACCGTCATGTACCCACGCTTCATGGCGTCGCCCGGGAAATTCTTATCAGTACCCACCTGGCGAACCATGTCTGGCTGCGATGTGGTCGGATACGGACGAACGTAGATACCCTTCACCTTGTCGACGGTGTCACCCTCCGCCAGCGGCACGAAAAAACCGTCAGCGTCGTATTTGCCAGCCAGACCATACGCTGCGAAGGCGTTATCGGATTTAAGGATCACCGGTTCGACGGTTAAGTCCTGCGGGCGAGAGATAGCCCCGGCAATGCCAACAGGCATCCGGTACAGATATGCAGTCATTGGATTATCCTTTGCGGTTAGACCAGAAGTCGGCGTTTTGTTTGTTCAGGGAAGCGATGCTGGTCATGCCCATATTTGGACGTTGTGCATCGCCCGTGGTGCTGCGGGTGTTTCGCCCTTTGGCAATCTCAGACACGGCGTTAAATGCCATATCGACCGATTGCTTAGGCAATTTGCGGATATCAGCATCACCGACAACCTGGCGAACCAGTGTTTTGTCTGCGGCCGCCAGCACATCACGTTTAAATGCGGTCGGTTTCACCTTACGGCTCAGATCGATACCCGGGACGATAACTTCGGCACGATAGGCAGAGTCACCAGTAATCGTGGTTTCTTCTTCGTTGTCCTCGCCGTCGCCGGTCGGGTCTTTCTTATCTTTATCGTCAGGCTTATCGTCGTTATCGCCCGTCGCATTTCCTTCCAGCTTAGCCAGCAGGGCTTTGAGCAAGGTTTTGATATCGTCCTCGCCGTCGCCGGTCACATCTCCGCCCATCTCCGGCTTTTTGTCCGGCAATGGCTGTTGAGGTGAAAGGTTAATGTTTAGATTAACGCCACCCGGCAGATCACCTTCATCGCCCGTTACCGCCGCTGGCGCTGAGTCCAGCAGTTCGTTCATGGTGTCCGAGTCACCTGTTTTGATGGCCGTGCGCATGCGGGTCCACCAGCTTTTCTTTTGATTTGCCATTGTGTCTCTGTCTCCAATTGCACAACGATTTCCGGCTCTGCCTTTGGGGACAAGAGCCACATGGTTTCCGGTAATATCGACCTGCCCGGCTTTGCCCGGTTCGGTCTGCTCGTACTCCGCGTTATAGCCACACGACACTTCGCGCAGACCATCTTCGATCATCTGAATAGCGCTTTCGTCTTTGACGATAAGGTCAGCCAGCATCAAATCAGACTGGTCTCCGGTCCCGCGCCGAACGTTCTGAAGATGTCCGACCGCAAGCTCTTTCCAGTTCTCGGGATTGACCAGCCTGACGTTCCCGTTTTCATCCTCCGGATGCAGGATCGTGATGCTCATCCCTTCGAAGGAGGCAAGCGTGGCCGGATGGAATACCTGCTCAGGAGAGCGCGTTACGACTATCTCACCGAACTTGTCAGGCTTGAGGTTTGGCAGATCCGCAGCGCCGTAAAGCTGCTTACCCGTTCGACCTATCGGCACGTCTCTACACAGCAGCGAGCCGTCAGCCAGCTGATAGCGGGTTTCCCCCAGCCGGGTATTGAAAAAATATTTCATGTTTTACCTGCGATTCAGGCGAGATAAGAATGAGGGTTGGGGAAGACGATTTCTTTATAACAGCGGCAGTTCGGGAGTTCGCCAGCGTGACCGGTCATGCCGTCAAGCGTTGGAGGTCGTCCCCATTCGACAAACTTCCCTTCCATCTCCCGATGAGAATGCCGGACGTCGCCATCTTCGGCTGTACGCCAGATATAACCATTCGAGCCGATTGACAGCGCACGCGCCTGATCGAGCGCGCCGGTTGCACGTCCAAGCTCGGTACGGGCGATAAGGTTCGCTCGTGAGCGTGACACGTCACCGGACGCTGCTATCTCTTTTGCGAATGGTTCAGCGCGCCCGCCAGTCACAACGGCCTCGATGGCCTTGTTCTGAATGTCATACACCCGATCGGCGGCCTCAAGCGGCAGCGATTTGATGTACTTAATTTGCTCGGCAACAATGGATTTCATCACCTGGCCTACCGGGGCGCGGTCGACCATGTTGCGCAGATCTGCGCTGATGTTCCGGCTGTGCTGACGCCACTGTTTTTCATTCTGGCGCACAATGTCGGCGGTAAAGTTCTCAGCAACCTTCGTCGCCCACGGCGTTATAATTTCGCTGTAGCGCTCCAGGGCTTCCATGATTTCGGTGACGCTATCATTTGAACCATCGTAGTGCCCATTTACGATATCCCCGACCGCCCGCGCTATCTGCCGTAGGCTCGTTCGATATCGGATCTCCGCCTGTCGGCTCTGGCGGTTTGTCGACAAGTTCGCCGATGTCGGGCGGCGCTTCGTCTTCGGCATTCTCGATATCCTCGTCGGTAATGGATGCGCCGATGCCAGTAACATCGGAGTTTTCACGCAGGTCGGTCATAGCGGCTTTGGTTGTCATCAGCCCTGCATCCAGCGCATTGACAATCGCCGTGGTGGTATTCACAGCCACCGTTGAGCGGTCCACATCTGACATCTGCCATAGCGGGTTAAACTCAAACGTGAAATCGTCCGGCAGCGGCTTACCGAGCTCCGAACGATGCATAATGTCCAGCACCCGGCGCACTGGCAGGCGTAAGCGACGCTCCTGCAATGAACTGACCCGGTCATAATAGTTGGCAAGGTCTGCGTCACCCGTTGAGAAACCTTTAGGGGACTGCCCGAAGAGGCGCACCAGTGGGATACCAACAGCACCGCTAATCTGCTCGGCGAACTGCGAAAGAATGTCATCCAGACCGCTGAAACTGTACTGGTGGGTTTCGAAGGTATCCTTGGCATCCATTAGCGTCATGCCTTCATTGCTCTGAAACTGGCGGATCAGATCAATGTTTTTCAGCAACGCCTCGAATGCCGGGCCGCCCAGTGCAATAAGCTCACGGAGTTTTTCCACTTTGTAGGTCCGCAGATGCGCTTTGTAGACCAGCTGCGCCGCACCGACAGTGGCGCTGTCGAACGCAGTAAGCCGATCCCAGATACGCTCTACAACCGACATTCCCCATTCGTTCTCGGTCATCTTCTGCTGGAATGGCAGCGTCACCCCATCGAAGCGAATCAGGCGGCTATGGTGAATACGCCAGGCGGGGATGCCCGTTGCGGTGGTCACCACATCATAAAGCTCGGGCTTGCCGAGATTTGGCCCCATCTCTTTAATGCGGCGCGTCAGTACCGGGTTAATCATCCAGCGGTCGAGCGGGAGAATACCCTTAAACTTGCCTTCACCAATGGTTTCGAGCCGTAGCGGGGTCATGGGCGCCTGACCTTCTATCATGATGAAGCCCACCGCGCCGCCGTAGAGACGAGACCATTTCAGTACGTCGTTCAGCGCATCCCAGATTTGCAACTGGTCCAGCTGCGCTTCGAGGGTGCCACGGTCTTTTGCGTCAATCTCAGAAGTGATGCGAATACCTTTGCGGGTCATGTCGTCGGGGATAGCATCTACCGCTTCACCGATGAGCCAGGACGAGCGATAGGACCATTCCACCAGCATACGGTTGCGGCTGGTGAAGTTCGCCCGGTAGGTCGATGCGGAGTGCTGGTTAGGCGTCTGCATCCCCACGCGGGCGACAAAGTTCTCGTAGCCGTCGGCCGTGGCCTGCACCGTTCGTCGCGAGGCTTGTTTGTTTCGTGCCATCAGGCCTGTCTCCCTAGCAGCTCCCAGATATTGAGGGCTGAATTCATTGGCGCGTAGCTGATCATCACCGAGTCGGCGAGGTTCGGCGACCTGGTACCGTCAGGCTGTTTATCCACAACGATTTTCCCCACACCGTTAATGGAGTAGGTTGGCTGCGAAAGCTCGATGATGAGTTTGTCTTTGCTCTCCATCGTGCTGCTGATGGAGATAATTTCGTCCGGGTTGTAGGCCATACCTTCAACAACGGCGCGGTAGGTGTTCCGGAAGAGCTTGCGTAAGTACCACCAGCTCTGTGTCTTGGCATTGGCGAAGAAATCCTTGTTCAGGCGTGCGGCCTGCCCATTGTCGCCCCGTACGGCTTCATCATCAGGATCGAATACCGCGCCGCTACCGCGAAACGGTGTGGCGAGTATTGACGGCCTGCGGGCGGCTTTGCGTAACTCGTTAATGGCACGCGCATCGCCGCGAACGCCAGCCCCCAGACCGTCCTCGTCGAAGCGAAACTCTTCGAGATTATCCTGTTCACAAAAGCCGAAGACCTTCTCAACAGACTGGTAAATGTCGCTGCCCACACCGGACCATTCCCGCACATTCTCCAGAAGGAAACCGTGACGGGTTGAAAAGGCGTTTTTGTCCCGACCTTCGTCGGCGACGTCCATCGCCCCCAGTCGTTTGCCAGTTGGCTGGATGCCCAGCCTGATATGTGCATCAACAGCAGCCTGTACCCAGTCTGAGGGGATCAGGACACCTTCCGCTGATGCGCTGTAGTTCAGGTCAAGCTCCTGCGCCACTACCACCGGATTGTCGATTTTCTCGCATTCCCTGCGATACCATTCATCATCCTTACGGGGGTCGCTGCTCCAGTGGAATGTGAATACCGGTATCTTTCCGCCGTGTCGTTTCTGCGCAAAAGGGTTCGCCATGCCGTTGACCGAACTCAGGTCAATACGGCAACGGGTGGTTTGCGATAACGCCGCATCAATCAGTAGCGGGCGTTGCAGAAATGCAGCCTCATCCACCAGATAGAGTGTGGTTCGGTCACCACGTCCAATATTGTCACCAGCCTCGCCCTTGATGACCGCGCCTGTCTCAGGAAATTCAACACGCATGTACGGTGCATGCTTCTTCTCATTCCACGACCCACGAAACTCGACGGGCAACGTCTCTACAAACTTGCGCGCCTTCCAGAACAGCGCCTTAGGGTCACCAGTACTGTCGACATATTCCTCTTTACGGGAACCGAAGCCGATAACCATCTCTTTGTTAAACAGGCAAAGCGAACAGGCCATCCCGATCGCCGTCCAGCTCAGCCCCATTTCACGGGATTTTTCGGTGATACCGTTCTCCCGCTTGCCCCAGCGTTCCATAATCCAGTGAATCCACTCTTCCTGTTTCGGGAATAGCAGAAAAGGGATGGTGACTGGCAGGCCATAATCGATATTACGCGGGTCCGTCGTCATGCCCCAGTCGATGATGAACTGAGCCGGGTTAGTACGATAAAACTGCTTCAACGCGGGCAGCATCTCAGGATGCTGGCGAATGCGCTGTAAGCGTTCCATCCGCCATTCAAACACCATCTGGTAATCTGGATGTTTGAAATCGAAGGAGAATGGTAACGGCATAATTAACCCATCATTTTTTTGTATAGCTCCGCTGCCTGATCAGTTGTCAGATCAGTATTTTTTCCTGGTAGAGGCGTTTTTTCTGGTTCACTGGCAGTACCTATACTCCATGCTTCTCTCTCCAGGCCGATCAACGTTTTCAGGCTGTCGCTCAGGTCTTTCAGAGATTTCACACGGGAAGGCAGACTGATGACTTTTTGATAAGTTTCGTTGAGCCGGTCACGGCCTTTATCGTCAGGAGCGAACATGATGTCACCCAGCTGCTCCAGCGCCCCCACATCAGCACACTGCGCACCAAGTTCATCAAAAAGCGTGTTTGTGAGTTCCCGGGCCCGGCGAATATCGCCCCGGTGCTCCATGCGTACCGAGGCTATTACCTCCGCTGTGGCTTCTATCAGTACGCGTTCTGTAAGTTCAGTTTTGGTGCGTACCGTTTTGCGTACTTCCTGTTTGCGTACCAGATCATCAGCCTTTTGCTGAATCCTGGCGTTAAGATCACGGGACCAGTCATCACGCTTTGCGCGCTTGCGGATAGCACCTTCACTAATACCATGATGTGACGCAATTTCACGGAGAGACATCACTCCGGCCCGGTATGCCGTCTCGATGGCCTCCCAGTCCGGTTTTGCCATGATTATGTTCCTAATGCTATAGCTATTAAAAAGCCACCTGCAGGTGGCTTTATCATTTAGATAGTGTCATTACTTTTTATAGTTTTGTCTGTAATGAGCTTTACAGGCCTCAATTGCGCCACAAATATCTCGACGATTAGTCAAGGTGGTTTCACCTGCCTTCGCCCAAAATGTTACTTCCGAACCTTCTGCCATAACGGTTTTCTCAGAATATGCTATCGCAAGGACTAGCCCTTCAAATTCTGTTTTGTATATCTCATATCGGAACGCACCAGATGTATCGCTATCATCGTTAATTAAAATGGTTTTTTCTAAAAAAAAGACAGTCTCCATGGAAATCCCTCATAATTGTATGTGTTGGATAGCCATCATCTCATAACATAAGGACTTTCAAAATTATTGGTTCCAAAATTCCTAACACCATTCCGCGGAAGTCGAAGGCAGGAATAACTGACGGATTATTCAGCGAGGCGAAATTCAGGCATAAAAAAGCCAGACCGAAGTCAGGCTGTTCAGTTTATTGGGTGACGAATCACTTCAGGCATTGCGTCCTGATATAGTCCTGCGCCCCTTCCAGTTGCTTTTGCATTGTTGTCACTCGCTCTTTGAGGGTGAAATAATCCCGTTGAGCGGAGTCTGCCAGTCTGGGGCTGGCTGCATTATCCACGCGGGCGGCGGAGGTGGATTTACCTGTCGGCATTGCGGGACAGGTGGCGTTGACGAGCAGGCGACGGCGGCCAGCGGCAACGTCATCGCGCAAAGCATCATTTTCAGCTTTCGCATCAGCTAATTCCTTTGTATATCTTGCATCGAGGGCGGCAACATCACGCTGGCGCGTTTGCATATCGGTAATTGTCGCGTTCGCCAGCGTCAGCTTATGAGTAACGGTGTCGCGCTGCTCTTTGTAGGTGATGGCGTTATTTCGGTAGTGATTAGCCAGCCGACCAGCAACAATTAGAGAGACGAGCAACAGGCCAACAAACATTGTTTTCCAGTTGAACGTCATGACAGGAACAGAGCACGCTCTGCCTCGCGCCGACGGGTAAGCCCCTTCAGGACTTTGCCACCAGCTTTATTCCAGCACAGTAACTCATCAGCGGCGCCAGCGTAATCACCAGCGTTTAGCTTCCGTAGTAGAGTTGATGTGGATAGTGCCCGGGCACCGAGGTTGTACGCAAACGATACCAGCGCATCGAACTGGCCCTGCGTCAGCCTGACCTTAACCAGTCTGGACACATCACTTTCGTAACCGACTAAACCTGTTTTAAGCAAGCGATCAGCAGTAGCCTGATCAATCATCATTCCGGGCTTAACTGGCTTACCGTCAACAGAGTGGGTCCAGCCATAACCAATCGTCCAGGGATCTCCCCTCGTTCCCGGGTCCGGATAAGCTGTCAGGCTACAGCCTTCAAACTCTTTAATCAGGGAAATACCCTTTTCACTAATTCTCATTGTCAGAACCTCCCAACCGCCCACCGATAAACTTCATTGCGAAGCCCCGGATAGCATCCACGCCGATAAGGCCGACACCGCCGCCAATTGCAACAGACAGGGATTTGGGCCAGCCGAAATATTCCAGCGCAGATGAGAAGGTCAACGTCAGGGCGCCGCAAAGCAGAATTTCGAGTGTCTTTTTCTTCCAGCCACCACTACCGCCAAAATAGGCAATACGCAGACCGGCCATAAATAACGACATCAGAACAGCGCCCAGCGGCGTATCTCCTCGCCACCAGCTCTGGAATAGCTCCAGCCAGCCCTGCCAGGATTGGGGATCGTTGTGCATTTTCATAAGCCTCACCTCCGATAGCTCGGATGGCGCAGTGTGAACGTAAGAAGGCCGCCCGGTGGATTAACGACAAAACTCAGAGGGATTATTCCGGACGGCACAAACAGAAAAGCCCCGCACGATGGCGAGGCTTGAATTTGTTTGGTCGACGATTGAAGCTATGGCGACGATATCAGATTTACTCAAAATGTATGCTATTTAATTGACTTTTGCAATACCCTGCTGCGAAAAGGACGCTTTTTGTTGTGATCTTGTTTTCACCAGACAGAACAGAGATTCGGTATCCAGCCTCTTAAAGAGGTTACTCATCGCGCGCCAGTAGTCCGCATAGTTGTGGCTCCAGTTGTCAGGCTTAACCCCGCACAGGCTGGCAAGGTCCTGTTGCTGGTAGACGTATCGTCCGGCCAGCCCCTCTCTGACATCCTGCGCCGCCAGCCAGATAAGTTTCTTCAGCCGTTCCACTGTCTTGCCAGCCATCTTCCTCCCTGCAAGCTGCCGTCTGAACTCGCACCACGCCCAACTTGTTATTTCGACCTGGTGTTCCCAGCAGGTATTCTCACTGTAATTCCACAACAACCACGCCTTGTAGTGCTCATCGAGCGAAAGAACGGCCCGGCGCCATGAAGCAGTGGAATATTCCACAGGCTTTACCAGCGGGATAGCACAGCCTTTCGCCAGCGACTGCTTGCCGGGGATTGGCGGGTTATTTAACGTTATCCAGCGTTCTGTTTCCTTGTCCCAGATACGCTGTTTTTTTCGGGGGTAGTTTTTCGTGTCGAATTGTGCGTTCTCCAGCCAGGCCAAAAGCTGCCCTTTAGTCTCCCCGCTTAAATCGGCTGTCGCTACCATTAGCTGTTCACGTACATACTGGAGGTATTGAGTGTTCATTGAGTAAATCCTGTGAACTGATAAATACGAACAAAATTGCGCAGGATGCGGTAGTCCACCAGCACCGAACCCGGACGGCGGTAAATACGGAGACGCAACCAGCGCATGCGGAGTATGTCGATCAGTTCTGGTTTCATGCCGCCTCCAGCTTTTTTAGCGCACGCAGATCCGCCAGTGCCGCGAGCCTGATTTCCTTCAGCTCCTCGACCGTCCAGCGGTGCGTGGTGTTATTGTTCTCGAGTGCCAGCACCGCCGCCTCACCATAACGCTCAACCAGCGCGGCACGATATGCTTCGATGTTCCCTGATTTGTAGACGTTGCAGACATCACACTGAAGATGGATGTTGAAGCGAGTGAAGCGCAGATGCCCAGCGGCGGCCGTACTTCTGTAATGGCCTGCATGCCATGCGAACGCCGTCTTCGTTCCACAGGAGATGCAACCGAGTCCTTCTGCCAGTTCGGTTTCGCGGCAAATGTCATTTACGGCGCGCTGCGTCAAGTCAATCCAGTGCTTCAGCGGCTTAACCGCGGCTTTCCGCTGGCGCCAGGCGGCGCGTTCTTTTTTCTCAGCGGCGCGCTGAAGGGATTGCGCCTTACGTTGCGCGGCTTCGCGAGCTTTTCTGGTTTGTTCTTTGCCGACGGCGCTGGCGCACTGGTACGAGCAAACGATCTGCCCCTCGCGTATCGGGTGAAACCACTGGCGGCATTCTTTGTTTGCGCACTTACGGCGCGGTAATTTAGCCATGTTCACCCCCAGACCTTTTGGCGTAAGGATTTTGGCGTCCGCACCCGGTGTGCATATTCAGGTAATTTCGCGCTGACAGTCCAGGTAATGAAATCAGGGTTCAGGCTCCTTTCTGTCCTTACGCCCCGCTTCTGATAATCCGATATCAGCGTGTCGGCCTGCTCGGTTGTGCAGTCGTGATGATGGAACCAGGAGTATTTCATCGCCATCACCCCGCAAAGCTCATTAGCTGGGCGGCGGCGTTCTCGGCCTCGCGCTGGGTACGGAATGTCCGTGATAAAATCCACCGCCAGAGCACATCAAGCGCAGATTTATACAACTGCTGAAATTCGACCTCATCCATACTGGAAAAAGCGATGCTGCGGGGATGTTTGCGGAGGGTGCCATCAGGTAGCTGGATGGCGTCATAGTGACCAGCCTCAACCGTCACCCATGCGCGGTAGGCATCGAATGATTTACACAGGCTAATCCCGTTTGTTACCCGGCGGTTTGCAATCTGTTCCAGATACTGTTCAGCCGCATCCAGTAATGCGCCCTCATTCCCGCCATATGCAGCAAGAAACTTTGCATAACCGTTTACCAGTTTGCGCTCGTTGGCAGAAATGGCGCCGCCGGTGGGTTCCCAGTATTCAAACCCGAGATTAAGCAACGCGAAAAAGCGGCGATGGAATGCAGGATTCCTCACCTGACGAAACTCAGCCACCAGCACGGCGCCGAGTTTAATTTTTGATTGCAGAATATCGCTGGTCTCCGGCGTTGCGGGGATCAGGATTCCTGATGACTGCTTGATGAGTTGTAATTCGTGCGCCATGGTATTCTCCGTGGCGCAGAAGGTTAACGGTTGTTCAGGCCGTTGATTTCATATTATCAGAAGGTGGTATTACCCGGTAGCCGAGACGACGAATAAAATGCATAAAACCGTTGGGAGTAAAAACTTCTTCATCATCCAGCAAAGGACGCATAGATACCATGCCATTTACACGATAGATAAGATGCCTGCCTGATGATGGAAAGCTAAACACCACGCAGCCATCAGATCTTCTTACAATGTCATACCAGCTATCTTCTGACTTTTGCAAAGCTGAATTATTCAATTTTTGTTCTCCCTTCAGGCGATGTACAGACGCGGTTAAAAATTGTCGGCAGCAGCATCAAAGGGATACGCAAATTGCGGTATTCTGAAAAATGCGCGCCAGCATTAAGCGCAATGTTAATAAAACCAGTCGTCAGCGCTTTCCCACGTTTCCTGCAGAATGCTCTGTATACGTTTTTTATCGCCATCAGCAGCACCGACGATACTCAGACCATCCTGACTGCCTCGACGGATGGTTAAGTTGCAGTTTTCATACTGATTCTGGAGACGGGTAATTAATTCTTTTTCCAGTGCAGGAACTGCACCTTCCGGAAGCTGTTTTGTCCGGCTGATAACAAGCTCAATTCTCATAAATCCCTCTACATTTAACCACTGTATATAAACACAGTATACCTATTAAAAAGAATATTCAAGAGGTTAATAGCACTTTTTGCCAAAGCTAGTGTGTTGTTTCATATCAGATTTTGGGCGAGAAAACCCGCCGTAGCGCTGGAAAATCCCCAGCAATAGGCGGGTTAACACGTAACACTTCATGCCGGATTTTTCCGATCCGTCTTGTTGTGAACCTCCCAGAGACTAATGCCGCAACTGAACACAAACTCCGCAAGATAATTCAAGCCGGACCATTCCCGAATACCGCCACGCGCCGCTTCTACAAACACCGCAACATCCTGATCGCGCCATACTCCAAACAGGCGCCAGCCGCCAGTGTCAGTCTTAACGGCGGCTATGCGCGTCAGAACACCAGTCTGGTACAGATCAGTGAACGCAGGTTTCTTCCTGGTTATTATTCGCATATCTACAAACCTAAGAAATGTTGATTACAAATCACTGATTCGTATTTTTTGATTTTGCACTAGTGCCGATCACAGGACCGGCATGTAGGTGTTTCACGATTTACCTCCGTTGAGCATGGCGGAGCTACAGGCGTTCCATGCTCTCATTGCAAGAGTTGCCCGGTCCTCCTTCGCCATTCCGTTGATTTGCACAAAGTTGCAGGCGGTGGAAAAGTTCATTTTTTCAGGCGCTACCGGCGCTGGCGGGGCCGCGTATAGTGGTTTAGGTGATATTTCCACACGTTTTGCATACGCCTCAACGGTGTCAGGATTAAATAGAATTATGTTTTCTCCACACTCCCACGCTACAGGTTTTGCTTCCAGCGATGCCAGCGCGATACGCGCCAGCTCTTCCGCTTCTTCTGCCGGCAGTATAACGTTGCTACCAGCTCCATATGTTTCGCGCCAATGCTGAATTTTGAGCAGGCGTTCTTTGGTAATAGTGGTCATGGGTTAGTCCTTCACAAAAATAATCCAGTGTGTTTTGTCGTTCTTGCCGGTTCGTTGGCCGATTGCCGGTTTAACGTCCGTCAGCGCCAGAATCTGGCTCACCGGGATCTGCGTTTCATTCCATTTAAAAATGAGTACACCGTGTGGCCGCAATACACGGAACGCCTCTTTGAACCCGGCGCGAATGTCGGTGCGCCATGTTTTTTTATTCAGGCGACCGTATTTTTTACCCATCCAGGCCGTTTGACCGACACGTTCCAGATGAGGCGGATCAAACACCACAACCGGAAACGACGAATCAGCAAACGGTAGCGCGCGAAAATCAGCAATGAGGTCAGGACTGATAACCAGACGGCGACCGTCGCACAATTCGTGTTCTTCGGCGCGGATATCGGCGAACACGGCGCGGGAATCCTGTTTGTTGAACCAGAACATGCGAGAGCCGCAGCACACGTCTAAAATGGTTTCTGCCATCTCATTCCACCTTCACACCAATGTCAGTGCGTGTGCTATATGCAGACATGCATTGCGCGAACCCGGATTGGTCATCTGTCTGCCCATAGCTGAACCCGGCTTTCAGGCCGTCACGGAATGCGCTATCCTGCAACCTGTCGGCAGTTTCAAGCTTCGCCTCCAGTTCTTGAATACGCTGGCGTAACGCTGTAATTTCCACCTCAGCAGCGTCTGCGTAATGAACGTTTTCATGCACAAGTGGTGGTAAATCCGGCGTAATGACACCAAACAGTTTTGCAAGCGCCCGGTAATTCAGTTCGCTGTGATAACGACCTTTGCAGCGGACCAGTTTTTCAGCAGCAGCTACAATCGCGCTTTGTTCTGCTATGCTGCGTTCTGCGGCTTCCAGCTTTTCACGCGCCTGTCGCATATCATCACGCAGCGCAAGTGCTACGGCCTCTATTACGTCCTTTTCCCGCTGGAGTTGAATATTCTCGTCAAGCAGCGCCAGCACGGTGGCGGGGTTAGCGGCGGCGATAAACTCAGCGTCACGTTTCTCGACAGCATGGGCCAACATCACCTCTTCATCGCAAAGAGAAAACGGCGTTACCGTGATGCCATTGAACCGTGATGACGCGCGGCGCCAATTCCCCGGCGTAGCCTTCTCCGCCGCTTCACGTAGCGCCTGTTTGTCGATTGTCATGCTGTACCCCCAAAAATCCATTGGTTACCTGCGTGCGCCTGGAATTTGCAGGACGTGTCAGGCATAACCAACTCATGAACCACTTCGCCTGTTTCAACAAAGTAGTAGTTGCTGTCTGTAACGTTGTTGATGAAGAATGCCTCGCGCTCGCGCCATGACATCTCACCGAGAATACGCTGCACCTTTTTGGTGACTGGTCGGTAATCAGGTTCTATGCCAGCCAGTTTTGCCGCCGCGTAGTTGTGGTGGCCATCCATCAGGATGGTGTATTGCTGCCCACGCAGAACTATCGGGTAAACAGATACGATAAAACGCTTAAATCTTGCCGCTCTGTCGTTTACCTTTGCCTTGTCGAGGTAGCGCTGACTGCTGATAAGCGGACCTTTGAAGTTGCTCATTGGGCTCCCCCCTTGTTGATGCTCATTTTGGATGCTCCATAAACCTGCATTACCGGGCTTTTCTCCAGTGCCGGTAGCGCTGAAAATCCGGTTGTCTTGTTGCAGCTATAACGCTTCAGGTCATAATCAATTACTGCCCGCTGGTCACGAAAAACGCCGCACCGCCCGTGGCGGATGAAACCTCCGCGCACTAACGCGATCTGCAGATATTTCTCCGCCGTGGTTCGGTGCACGCCGAAAATCGCAACGACGTCGTTCGTCGTGATGCGCCCCTGCTCTTTCACCAGACCGATAATCCGCTCAAGAATAATCATCCGCTCTCTGTGTGTTTTTGGTCGGGCCATTTTTAACCCCTTATTTCACGATCCGGAGGTGGCTAACGTTTTTCCGGTAGCTTCGCCAGTCAAAATTCACCCACATCCCTCCGTCCATCTGGAGGCGATCGATAACCCTCGCGCCCAGTGAATCCAACAGCCCCTCGTGGTTAAGATTTGTCAGAACGCCAACAGGTCGCATCGATGAGAGACGGCGATCGATAACCTGATTGAGAATGACCTTCTCACCACTGCTCCCGCGCTGAATACCGACTTCATCCAGTACCAGCAGGTCAACTTTGCAAAGGTCATCAAGCAGGGACGCTTCTGATTGCCCACCGTCGTAGCACTCGCGAACCCTGAGCATCAGGTCAGGAATGGTTACCACCAGAACGCTATGACCGCCGGCCAGCAGATGATTTCCGATTGCCGCCGCAAGATGGTTTTTCCCGGTTCCCGGACCACCGCTGAACACAAAGCTCGCAAATCCGCTGCCGAAGTTCTGGGCATAACTTTTTGCCATCGTGTACGCTTTTCGCTGCCCCTCCCCGCTTACTTCGTAGTTGGCAAACGTACAACTACGATGGAGATCCTGAATGCCAGATCGCCCGAAAATCTTCTCGGTGCGGGATTTCTGGTTCAACCTGTCAAGCTCTTCACTGCGTTTACGCCCTTCTGCTTCCTGCCATGCCCGCCACTCATCAGCAGTTGAGAATTTCGGCTGCACACTGGCTGGGATAATTCTTTTCAGGCGATCAAGCGCACTGCCAGTACCGATTACGTTTTTCATCGTTACCCCCTGAATCCGGTAGGAATGGTTTTGTCTGGCTCAGAAATGCGGTTCACATCTCTGCCAGCTCTGCGGTCGTTGAGAGCGAACTTCGGTTTGAATAGTCCCTGGTACCCGTTGGCGATACTGGTGTTAATCACATCAACCGGGTTATGCCCTTCGTCCAGACATGCCTTCAGCAATTTGAACGCTTTGGTGACCGTCAGCTCGGTTTTGATGGCTTTGCCAGACTGCTGGCGATAGGCAACCCATTCCCCCCAGGATACAGAATCAAGCCACTCAGGAACGGGAATTGTCAGTGGGTCAAACTTCACCTTCCCCCTTGGGGGATTAGAGGGGGTTAGATCTGTATTTATATTTGTATTTGGAAGAATGTCTTTGGTGTTCCCTGTTTTCAGGGATACCTCTCCCTGTTTTTGGGGATGGTTATCCCCGTTTTCAGGGATGGTTGAATGGCTAAAACTGCTGTCCCTGAATTCAGGGATGGTAATAACCCATGTAACAACTTCAGCAGGCGGGAAAGCCGTCGGGCACTTAGTACAATTTGGCTTGGTATACGCCCACTTATCCAGGCTGGTGTTAATCCCTATGTATCTGGTTTGCCCAATTCGGCGTAGGGTAATGATGTTCCTGTAGGCAAGGCTAAGCACGGCTTCAGATACGTGTTTCACCTTTAGCGTCGTTTTGTCTGCAATGAGGCTGTTGGCAATACGATCTGATTTCTTAGACCAGCCATAGGTCAGGCGAACGATAGCATTCAGTACCCGGAACTCGCGCCCGGATAGCTCGACGATACACAGGGCATCCTGAATCTGGTTGGCTAAGCGTAAATAGCCTTTCTCCAGTTCAGCCATGCTGCTCTCCTGTATCCCCTGCCGCGTGGGGAATTTGTATATTTCAGCGGTATTTGACATACTTAACTCCGCAATGACCTACCGTTTTTGCACCAGAAAGCCGTTGGTGTTCGAGCACCGCGGCTTTCGCCTTTTTGGTTGTTGCCATTTTCAGTCCCACCCCAGCGGCTCAGGCTGCATACGCACTGCTTTCATCCCAATGTCCGCTAATGTTTCCACCGAAAACAGATAATCACGGCGAACAAGTACCGCTCCCGGAGGAGCAAGCTGAATACCCAGCTCCGCCAGAAACCGACAAAACTGCTCAACATGGCCGCCTTTACCTTTCCAGCGGCTGATGGTTGACTCATCAATGCCGATAGCGTCAGCTACCGGCTTCTGTCCAACCGATGCAAGCTGATTGAGAATTAAGCTCTCCATCTCAACCGGCTTTAGCTTCGGTGGTTCGGAGTTGCGTGCAATTGCGTTCTCCATGGGTAAATATCCTCTATGGTTATTTGGCTGACGCCTCTTGGCTTGGTAATCCATCGGTTGGGTTTGGGTAGATATCAGGGCGCAGTTCGTGAGGTGTGATGCCCGTTATCTTGAAGATCGGTAATACGCGGCCTGGCGGGACAGCACCGTTGTAACGTGTCTTCCAGCGGCTTACCGACATGGGTTTAATACCCAGTAAGGCTGCAAGATTGCTGGCATTACCTGCTTTTTTGATGGCTTTCTCTAATCCGTTCATGATGGTCTCCAAAAGATACACGAACAAATTAAGCCTCAGACTTAAAATTAAATCAAGTCCCAGGCGAATTTTATTTTATAAGCAAAAGGCTTATTCTTCTGACATGACAGCGAAAAAATTACTTAACCCGATTCTTGTAGAGCGCCTGACAGAGTTAACGCGCCGCGGGATGACAAAATCTGATATGGCCAGGGTTGCGGGAATAACGCCGCAGTCCGTTAATGGCTGGTTCAAGAAAGGTGCCATGAGTAAGGAATCAGCGCTCGCTGTAGCGGATGCCGCTGGTGTATCAGTACCATGGCTATTAGGTGAAGAGGTTAGTGAGCAGAATGGATTAAAGCCAGACGAGCAGCGATTGCTTGAGCTATATCGTCAGCTACCAGAGGAGGAGCAGCAGAACATGATGCGGATTTTCTCACTGCGCTTGAAAGAGTTGGACGAGTTGTATGCGAAGTACATGAACCGCCGGATTAAGATAGATCAGTAATATAATCAAAAAATTAAATTCTTGCTCATGAGAAAAAACAACCACCAAACAAATCACCCGCAAGTTAAAAGGCTCAATGAAATTGTTGAGCAGAAGGGCCTTACCAAAGCAGAGATTTCACGGATATGCAACGTAAGTAAACAAGCAGTCAATGCTTGGTTCGCTCGCGGAACAATAGGGAAGCCATCTGCGATTAAGCTTTCTGAGGCTTTAGGCGTGAGCTTAGCTTGGGTGCTTGGGCAAGATGTAGCCTTAGAAAGCGATTTATCTGTTACAGATAAACAAATGTTACACCTTTTCCGCCAGTTACCTGATGAGGATCAGCAAGACATCATGCAAGTAATTTCATTGCGCTTAAAAAGGCTCGATGATATTTATGAAAAATACATGCTCAGACGCAATAAAGACGATAACCCATCCAATCTGTAACCCTCCACTATCACCAGCAATCAATACCGGCTTATGCCGGTTTTTTATTGAAAATCCGCAACACACACTTCCTCGACGTCCACATTATCAACATTAAGCCATAAACTTAATCATTAAGTTAGCCTTAGGCTTGACATTTATTAAGTCTCAGGCTTAATATGATTCCATAGCAACAACGAACCACCCAGGCAGGACGCCCACGAAGTAGCCGTCCGGGGCATACGAAGACCGGAATGAGGTGGAAAAGTTAACGCGCAGAAGGTTTAAAACGTTCCGCTGGCCGGCGATAAGGCACGAGGATGAGATGACTAATTACGGCACAACAACATTACCAAGAACCAGCGTTGTACCGGGAATGCTGGTTAAGTACCAGGGGCGCACATACCGCGCATCTGCAAACGTAGGAAAAGGGTTGTACCTGTTTACCCTCTTCGAACGCCTGCGGATAACCAACGAAGAGATCGAGGTTTACCTCAACCAACAAGGTAAACCTGCCACCCATTAGCGGGAACGTCAGAAAACCGAATTTAACCGAATGGTCGGCTATTAAAGCGACAGGATTGTTACACACAAAATTCAGGAGTTCAGCCATGAACGCATATCTCACTTACGACCGGATCGAGGCTCAGAACTGGACCCGGCATTACCAGCAAATCGCCAGAGAAGAGAAAGAGTCCGAACTGGCTGACGACCTGGAGAAAGGACTGTCGCTTCACATGCTGGAGTCGCTGTGTATGGACGAGCTACCGCGCCACGGCGCCAACAAAAAGGCAATCAGCCGGGCATTTGATGACGATGTCGAGTTCCAGGAGCGCGCGTCGGAGTTTTTTCGATACGCGGTAGAGACGTTTTCCCGGCATCAAATTGATATTGAATCAGAGGAATAAGACAAATGAGCACGGCCCTTTCAACTATGGCCGGGAAACTGGCTGCTCGTCTCGGTATGGATGCCGGGACAGACCTCATGAATACACTGAAAAACACAGCGTTCAAAGGTGGCAATGTCACTGACGAACAGTTCACCGCCCTGTTGATTGTTGCGAACCAGTATGGACTAAATCCGTGGACTAAAGAGATTTACGCCTTTCCTGATAAAGGGGGGATCGTCCCTGTCGTCGGCGTTGATGGCTGGTCCCGTATTATCAACGAACATCCGCAGTTTGACGGAATGGAGTTCTCCTATAACAAGGAGGAAGGCGCGTGTACCTGCAAAATTTACCGTAAGGATCGCAGTCATCCGACCGTTGTCACCGAATACATGGATGAGTGTAAGCGTAACACTCAGCCCTGGCAGTCCCACCCTAGCCGAATGCTTCGCCACAAGACGCTAATCCAGTGCGCACGCCTGGCCTTTGGTTTTGCCGGCATCTTCGATCAGGACGAAGCAGAGCGAGTAATTGAGGGGACCACAGCGGAGGTTTATATCGGGCATGAGTCGGATAACCGACGCCCTGAGCTGATCGCAAAAGGTGAAGAGTCAGCCCGTTCTGGCGCAGAAGAATTCAAAAAATTCTGGCTAAGCCTTGGCAACGAGGAACGCCAGGTTATCGGGAAGACAGAGAAGAAACGGCTTTACGAAATGAGCCTGACATCTGAAGGCACCATTGAAGGCCAGACGGTTGAAGGAGATGAATGATGGAACAACGTTCACCGGAATGGTTTGCCGCCCGATGCGGCAAAGTCACAGCAAGCCGTCTTTATGATGTGATGGCCCGAACAAAGTCAGGTTATGCGGCCAGCCGCCAGAACTATATGGCAGAGCTTATCTGCCAGCGACTGACCGGCAAACCGGAAGAGGGATTTACTAACGCAGCCATGATGCGTGGAACTGAGCTTGAGCCGGTGGCACGTGAGATGTATGCGCTGAATGAGTTCGACGCGGTAATCTTAGAGGTAGGATTGATTGACCACCCTACTATTGCCGGATTTGCCGCCAGCCCGGACGGGATCGTAAACGACGACGGCCTGATTGAAATCAAATGCCCGAACACCTGGACTCACCTCCAGACTCTAAAAACAGGCGTGCCAAAATATCAGTACCTTCTCCAGATGCATGCTCAGATGATGTGCACAGGGCGAAAATGGTGCGATTTTGTCAGCTTCGATGATCGGCTGCCGCCAGAACTTGCCTATTTCAAAACCCGGATCAACTTCGATGAAGTTCTGGCCGAAGAAATTGAGCAAGAGGTCGTTAAATTTCTTACGGAACTGGAAACAGAAATACAGAACATAACGCATCAGGAGAGCGCGGCATGAGATATGGATCTGTCTGTAGCGGAATTGAAGCCGCCAGCGTCGCATGGGAATCATTGGGCTGGCAGCCAGCATGGTTTGCTGAAATTGAGGCGTTTCCTTCTGCGGTGCTGGCTACACACTGGCCGGACGTTACCAATCTGGGTGATATGACAGGGATAGCCACCACTGTTCGTGGCGGAGAAGTAGAAGCGCCCGATGTGCTCGTGGGCGGCACACCATGCCAGGCATTCAGCATCGCAGGATTACGTAATGGTCTGGCGGATAAGCGAGGCCAGTTAAGTCTCTCATATGTGGAATTAGCCAATGCAATCGACGACAAACGCCGCGAACGCGGGGAAGAAGAAGCGATCATCGTCTGGGAAAACGTCCCGGGTGTCCTCAGCAGCAAAGACAACGCATTCGGCTGCTTTATTGGCGCACTTGCCGGAGAAAGCTGCGAACTGCAGCCTGCAGGGGGAAAATGGTCAAACGCTGGTTGTGTGTATGGGCCATCGCGCATTGTCGCCTGGCGCGTCCTTGATGCTCAATTTTTCGGAGTGGCACAACGACGCCGCCGTGTGTTCGTTGTCGCAAGTGCTCGAAAGGAATTCGATCCCGCAGAAGTACTTTTTGAGTTCGACAGCCTGCGCCGGGATACTCCGCCGCGCAGAGAACCGCAGACGGCAGTTACCACCGATACTGGAAGCGGCATTGAAGGCGGCAGTCACTGGGACAACCCAGCCAACCCGCACCCAACCCTGAATCAGGCAAATAATATCGGCGGCATCGGTGCCAGTAATCAGGAAGTTTTCAGCCAGCGCGGCGCTGGGCTTGTATCAGGCGCTTATTCCGATATCTCCCGCACATTGCTGGCGAAAGAAAACGACAGCACCGCAGAAGATTTGGATACCTACATTTTGGCGTATGGCGGAGGTAATACTGGTGGAAATATCGACGTCGCGACCGCATGCACCGCCCACGGTGTGAGAATGGATTTTGACACAGAGACTTTCGCTGTCCATGGCACGCAAGATCCTGACACTAATCATGAGCTGGCTCATACGTTAGGACGTAATCATGGGCAGGAGAATGTGATTATTACCGAACCTTACACCATAGCGATTCGTGGCAGAGAAGAAGGTTCAACGGTTGAGGTCCGTAATGATGGCACAGCTAACGCACTTCTGACACCTAACGGCGGCCGTGCAGGAATGGGGGTAGGTGCTGTTGGTTGGGGAATGCAGGTGCGCCGCCTAACGCCGGTTGAATGTGAGCGTCTGCAGGGATTCCCTGACAACCACACCCTCATCTCCTGGCGTGGTAAAGATGCCGCCGATTGCCCGGATGGTCAACGCTACAAGGCGATCGGCAATTCTATGGCTGTTCCGGTTATGCGCTGGATCGGTGAGCGTATCGCTGAGGCGCTGCCGATTCAAGAACCTACTCCGCGCCGCTGGCAGCGGCCCTTCCTGAAATGGGCAGGAGGTAAATATTCGTTACTTCCGGAGCTGGAGCGCCTTATCCCGGCAGGTAAACGCCTCATCGAGCCTTTCGTGGGTGGCGGCTCCGTGTTTCTTAACTCAGACAAGCACGAACGTTTCCTTCTGGCCGACATCAACGCTGACCTGATCAATCTGTACCAGATGCTGGCCATAGTGCCTGATTCGGTAATCGCAGAGGCAATGAAGGCTTTCAGGCATCTGAATGATGCCGAAAACTACACAGCAATTCGTGAAGAATTCAACGCTCAGAAACTGAATGCGATAGAGCGAGCAGCCGCATTCCTTTACCTCAACAGGCACTGCTTTAACGGTCTGATGCGTTACAACCTTGACGGTTTTTTCAATGTTGGATGGGGAAAATATAAAGCCCCATACTTCCCGGAAGAAGAGATCAGGGCATTCAGGCAGAAGTCTCGCGCGTGCGTATTTATGACTGCGGGTTTCGAACGTACTCTCAGACTGGCGAGTGATGGTGATGTCGTTTACTGCGATCCGCCATACGAGCCAATGCCCGGCACCGCTGGATTCACTAACTACGCCGCCGGGGGATTCTCATGGAATAGCCAGGTAGCGCTTGCTGAAAGCTGCGTGGCAGCCCATCAGCGCGGCGCAAAGGTGTTTATCAGTAATTCTACCGCGCCACGCGTTATTGAACTTTACGAGCGGCACGGCTTCACTTTGCACCGGGTCAATGCCCGCAGATCAATATCGAGTAAAGGCAGTACCCGAGAAACAGCGAACGATATCGTCGCCTCACTGGGGATTTAGTGATGATGAAACTTATTAACAGAAGCAAGCAATCACCAGTCGGTCGTCGCGCATGTGATGCTGCACTGGCGGCGCACCATGAGAAATTCGGCGATTACGGCAGACAAAAGCACGTTACCAATTACACCGTTGTAGTGGATGGCGTAAAGGTTCCTGTCGAGATAGTTAACCGGCCCACCAGCTACGTAGCCACCGCAATGATCGGCGTTCGGAAACTTAGAAACCTGCCAGCACAGGCAAACTGAATATTAGCGATGGCCCGCTGCGGGGCCAATGGAGAAAACGATGAGCAACAAAATTGAGAACCCTGTCGTGCCTGGCGGTATGCAGTGGGGAAACATTCTACGCCGAACTGTCAACACTCTTTATTCTGCTGCGATGATCGCTGGTGCTGTCTATGCAGCCAGTCTGTGAGGTGGATATGAGCAATATTGATATGGTTGACGAGAAAGAGGTTATGAGAATGGCCAGAATATCGTCGCGGATGACTATCTGGAAGTACACCAGGCAATACAATTTCCCAAAGCCGATCCGCACCCACCCCAAGCAATACCTAAAATCTGAGGTGGAGGCTTGGATACTGAATGGGGGAATTAACCAGAAATCTTCTTGATGTGCCAGAATATCTTTTCGGCGTAAAGCTCATAGGCGATTTTCTGTTCGGCAATCCATTCATGCTTGTTATAGACAGAAAGTACGCCGCCCAGCTCATGCCCCAGCATTTTCTCAATAACATGCGGGGCAACGCCTTCCTCTGATAGCCTTGTCGCAAGAGTTCGCCTGAAATCGTGTGCTGAAAATTCTCCGATTCCAAGCGACGCTTCAACCCTTCCGAGGAATCTGTTTGCACCAGCAATGGTCATAGACTTTTTCAGATCCGGCCCAGGAAAAAGGACATTGCCGTAGGTCATTTCAGCTTTCTTAAGCAATTCATCCGCCGCATCGAATATTGGTCGCCTGATAATTCTGTTAGTTTTGCTCTTTTCTGCCGGGACGGTCCATATCCCCTCTTCCCGGTCAAACTCATCTTTAATGGCCAGACGAAGCTCGCTATTTCTGGCACCATACAACATAAGCAACTGGTGAAATAATCTGTTTGATGTTGAAGCCCTGCTGCGTTCAATAGCCAGCCATATCTTAGCTAACTGGTTATAGCTGAGTGTCACTTCACCAACCGAAGATTTGACGCCAACATCTTTGGGTTGTAACAACATCAATTCGGTTGTGCTTATAAATTGTCGCCGCGTACACCAGCCAATCGCTGACCTAAGTTGTACCAGCAACTGACGAGCGCGGCGCGGGTTTATTCTTTCCTCTTCAGTGAAGCGCTCAACCCATAAACGAACGGGTATTTCTTCAACAGGCATACCGGCAAAAGCATTACTCATATGTTTTATGACAGTAGACCTATAGAGAGCTTTTGTTTTTTCCCTCAATGCCTTATCAACGTAGTTTTCCTCCCAGTAATCCAGACAGTCTCTTACCGTTGGTTTTTTCTTTGACTTATTGATACTGTCCATCAGCCGCGGATCGATACCCTTGTCGACTGACTCTCTTAAATCTGCGACTATGTTACGCGCATCACGCAAAGTAATTGCCGGGTAACGACCCAAACCAAGACGGTGTTGTTTTCCATCCCATCGAAAACGAAACTGGAAGCTAATCACGCCCCTTGGTGTGATGCGAATGCCCAAGCCATCAGAATCAGTAATTTCAGATGGGCCGGAATATGGTTTACCATAGATAGAACGTAGCTTAGTGTCGCTGATCGCCAT